CGAAGCGGCGGCGGTGATGGCGGAACAAACTTTGAACCATTCAACTTAGCATACACAAATACCTATTTACTATCAAGCTCAAACATTGGCGGCCTAGCAACATATGATATGTTTAGTCAATACCAAGAACTTGTAGGAAGAATGTTTGGATCTTTTATTGAATTTAAATGGAACAATACTAGCAAACAATTAACATTACTACAACGTCCGAGAACAGAAGAAACATTAATGCTATATGCATACAACTATCGTCCAGACGAAGAATTACTAAGTGATTACTTAGCAAGTCAATGGATTAAAGATTATACTCTTGCTAGTTGTAAGTATATGTTAGGCGAAGCACGTAGTAAGTTTGCTACAATAGCAGGCCCACAAGGCGGTTCAACACTTAATGGTGATTCACTTAAAAATGAAGCAATGCAAGAAATTGAAAAGTTAGAAGCTGATGTTGCATTGTCAGTAGCAGGTGGCACTGGCTACGGATTTACAATAGGTTAAAAACCCCCGAAGTTAACGCTAACGATTTTAGTTCCTTGTAAATACAATATAACAAGGAGGTCCCATCATGTGCAGTCCATTTGTACGTAAAGAAGCCAACCGACTCAACTGGTTAATCAAAGGTAAACTTATTGATAGATCCTGGAGCGATGAAGCAGTTGAAAAAACTTACGATTCATATTTCAAAAGACTTTGGGGTAATAACGAGAGAATGGAATATGGTGCTGTAGGTTTTGAAGCCGCATACAAGGCTCGTGAAGCTGAAATATTAGCTGAAGAAATGGAAACAGTTGCTAATTTAGGGTACGATTAAGGTTGACACATATACCTATATAGTATATACTAACAGTATATTCAATAAGGAGTCAAAGCCGTCGTGTTACCCAAACTATTAGTAGTAGGCCATGGTCGTCATGGTAAAGATACTGTATGCGAGATGTTAGAAGCATATGGTTATACATTTCAATCATCAAGTAAATTTTGTTCAGAACTTTTTATCTTTAATGATCTAAAAGACAAGTATGGGTATGCTGACGAAGAACAGTGTTACATAGATAGACACAATCATCGTACAGAATGGTATAACATGATACATGATTACTGTAAAGATGATCTAGCACGATTAGGTCGTAACTTATTTGACAAACACGACATTTATTGTGGACTACGTAACAAGCGTGAATTTTTTGCTATGCAAAATGAAGAAATATTCAATTATGCAATTTGGGTAGATAGAAGCGATCACTTAGAAAGCGAAGACCCTAGTTCAATGAGTATTGAACAATGGATGTGTAATTACACAATTGACAACAATGGCGACAAAGATAGACTACGAAAAAACGTTGATACACTTGTACGCACTATTTTTAAAAATCAGGGACTAAGTCTCCCTGTCTCCACTTAACACCTGTCTTTTGAATTACACGTTGACAATTAGCACATATAGTTTTTAAGTTACTAGGACGACAGTTTTTTAAATCTCCATCAATATGGAATACATTAAACTGTTCAGGATGATTAGATTTAAATCCGCACTTCTCACACTGACTCTTTTTCTTGTACCCTGCTTGTTTCCATTTTGGTATGCCGTTACCTTGACCGTTACGTAAACAACGTTCACAGAGCTTACGATAGTAAGTTCTACCTTCTTTTTTATAGTTTATTGCGGCAGGACGTTGTCCACAAGTGCATAAAGGTCTCATATTGTATTTAGCTCACCTTTTTGGCCCCTTTTTCATAGGCGTTATAGCAACCTTTTCTAAACTAAATGGTAAATACATGTAACAGAATACCCAATCCAGATAGGAGAAATAGAATGGCATTAGTATCACCAGGTGTACAGGTTAGCGTAGTAGATGAAAGTTTTTACACACCCGCTGAACCAGGTACAGTACCAGTAATTTTTTGTGCAACGGCACAGGATAAAACAAATGCTTCGGGCTCGGGCACAGCACAAGGAACACTAGCACAGAACGCTGGTAAACCTTACTTAATGACTTCACAACGTGACCTAGCAGAAACATTTGGCGACCCAATTTTCCAAATTGACGCAAACAACAATCCAATCCACGGCAGTGAACTTAACGAATATGGTTTACAAGCTGCATACTCGTTCTTAGGAGTAAGCAACAGAGCGTGGGTAGTAAGAGCACCGATTGATTTAGGATCGTTAGAACCAAGAGCAAGTGTTCCAACAGCAGATCCAGTAGATGGCACATATTGGCTAGATACTTCAAGTTCATTATTTGGTATCCAAGAATGGAACAACGCCGCAATTGCAATCAATGGCGGACAAACTTTTACTAACAAAATTCCAAAAGTAATTACAAGCATGACGCAAACTGAGGATGCAGCAGACGACAACGGAAGAGTTGTAAAACGTCCATTAGCATCAATTGGTGAAATTGGCGACTACGCTGTAGTTGCTGTTACTACACTTAATACAATGTGGTATAGAAATACCGCAGGTGAATGGGTACAACTAGGTAGTGACGCATGGCGCAAATCATGGCCAACAGTATCAGGTACAAGCTCCAGCGCACCAAGTGCAGGATCATTTACTATTAACGGTACACCAGTTAGCTTTACAGCAGCTTCAAATATGACTGACGTTGCTACACAAGTTACAGCTGATTGTCCATTAGGATATACAGCAGGAGTAGTTAACGGTAAACTAGCTATCTTTAGTGATGGTACAGTAAGTGGACCAGATTCAACTTTAGCAGGCGTAGTTACTATTAGTGAAGCAGGCGGTTCAGTTACTATTGATGCACTAGGACTTGATGCAGGTACATATTATCCACCAGCACTACAAATTAGTAAGCACACTAGCGTTCCAGAATTTAAAGCAACTGACACTTACAACAGACCTACAGGTAGTGTTTGGATTAAAACAACTACACCAAATGCAGGCGCACGTTGGAGAGTAAAACAGTGGAACACAAATACAAGATTATGGGTAGACACAGCTACACCAATTTATGATACAGCACAAGAAGCATTAGTACAACTTGACAGAACTGGCGGCGGCGAAAACCTATCAATTGGTGATTTGTTTGCTGATAGTAATGTTGCACAAGATGCACTACCGCTAGGCACATTTAAAATTATGCGCAGAGCAGCTGTAGGATCAACAGCAATTAAAACTAACAAAACACTAGACGGAGACTTTGCTCAAGGTAGTGTTTATAACTTCCAATTAGAAGCAACAGCACCAGGTGATTCAGCATTTAGCGCACCAACAACTATTGCATTTACAGGATCTGATTCTGGAGCAACTGATGCAATAGCAATAGCTAGTGCAATTACAAACGCAGGTATTTCATATGTAAGTGCTGAAGTTGATAGTGAAAACAGAGTAATTATTAAACACTCAAAAGGTGGCGAGATGCGTTTAACAGACGGTCAAGGCGCATTTGCATGTTTTACAGCACTTGGACTAACAGCATATGTTAGTACAGATTCAACTACTACACGCTTTTTAATGGACGAGCCAGGCGTTGATAATACATCAGGCACATTACAGTTTAGAGCAAGTAACTGGTTACCACTAACATATACACCTAGTGATAATCCAATTACACAAACAGCTGCAGACGGCACACTTTGGTATAACTCAATTGTTGACGAAGTTGATATTATGATCAACAACGGAAGTACTTGGGTTGGATATCACAACTTTAGTTCAGACTATGCTGATTGTGATCCAGAAGGTCCAATCGTAAGTGCAACACAGCCTACAAAACAAACAAACAATGATGAACTAGTAGAAGGCGATATTTGGATTGATACTAGTGACTTAGAAAACTATCCAGTGATTTATCGTTACAGAAAAATTACTGACAAGTGGGAACTAATTGATAACGGAGACCAAACAACAGAAAACGGCGTATTATTCGGCGATGCTCGTTGGGGTACATCCGGTGCTAATGGCAACGTCAAAGGCTCAATTGTTGACCTACTAACATCAGACTACATTGACTTTGATTGTCCAGACCCGGACTTATATCCAAAAGGTATGATGTTGTTTAACACACGTAGAAGTGGATTTAATGTTAAGAAATATGTAGCAGACTATTTAGATAGTGGCGCACAAAACATTAGAATGAATAACGAAGAGCAAGGCAACTACGGCTTAGCAACTAACGGCGTATTTGATCGTTGGGTAACTGAATCAGCTAACCAAGTTGATGGTTCAGGTAGCTTTGGACGTAAAGCACAGCGTAAAGTTATTTTACAAGCATTACAAGCAGTTATTAATAATAACGACGAGATTAGAGATGACGAGTCACGTATCTTTAACTTAATTAGTTCTCCAAGTTATCCTGAGCTTATTGGCGAAATGGTTACATTGAATTATGATAGAGGACTAACAGGATTTGTAGTTGGCGATAGCCCTGCAAGATTGTTACCAAATGCAACTTCATTAAATGAATGGGCAACAAACGCTCGTTTAGCTGTTGAAGATAACGATGACGGACTTGTTACACGTGACGAATACCTAGGACTATTTTATCCATGGGGCTTCACAAGTGATAACGTAGGAAACAACGTTGTTGTTCCACCAAGTCACATGATGCTAAGAACTATTGCACTAAGCGATCAAGTTAGCTATCCATGGTTTGCACCAGCAGGTACAAGACGTGGCGGAATTACAAACGCAAGTTCAACAGGTTACATTAGTAGTGAAGGCGAATTTGTAAGTGTAGCACTTAACGAAGGACAAAGAGATACATTGTATGCACAAGGCGTTAACCCAATTACGTTTATTACAGGTG